GAAGTCACATTATCAAAATATGCCAAAGTATTACGAGCTGGGACACCGTTTTGGGTGATTGTGCGTTGTAAGAGATCAATAACTAGCGGATACGAAGTATTAACATTCAAGAAGTTCATGCGCGAACCTGTTACAACATCCCAAATTGCTCCGCTTGCGCTAGGGCTTGCAATAGTTACGGCAGGGCAAGTAGCCGCCCAACCATTGTTAGCCAAAGCAACGCCAGTAGTTCCGGAGGCACTTTTAGAGGTATCGTCATAATAACGAGGATCTGGGAAATACATTTCCATTTGAACTGAGATATATCCAAAAGTATATTCGGGATCTACGGTGTGAGTAACCGAACGAACGCGACCCCACATACGCTTAATACCAGTAATGGTTGTATCTGTATATGACTCAGAATTTAACTGAAATTGAAAAAGGTTAAGCGTGGTGTCTGAAGGTTGAGCAGATTGATATGGGTCTGGATATAAACCTTGAACTTGAGGGGTAATGGCATATCTAAAATCACGATAATAGGACTGCGCGCTTTTTGTTGAATCGCCGATAATAAGTATATTAAAAGTTACGGTGCGACCTTCATAGAAATCTCTGCCTGAATACGCGCCATCAATATAACCTCGGTTATCATCTTGAACGCGTAAAGCTGGAGTTCCTAGACCATCTACACTTTCAACAATGTAAGGTGTACCTGCACCAAAAGGAACGCCCCTGAATTGAAATTGATATGTTCCTAGAGTCATTAGCCTACCTTTTTCAATGGCTGATTTTGTGTAGATACTTTAGCAGCAGATTTGCTTCCATCTACATAAATATTAAATGTTTGATTTGAAGTACCACCAACTGCAAGTTTTTCCATTTTTTTAATAGAAGTTTTAGAACTTCCACCACTCTTAGCGTTAGGAAGAACCTTGTAAGGATGACCAGTAAGCGGATCTATTCCACTAGGGGTTGGAATAGATGGGGTTGCATTGACTTCGTACCAGCCTTGTTTTTTATACTTGGCAACATCGCTAGGTTTTACCACCATAGTTGTTAGATTTACGCCAGACCCATGACTCATAACCACATTGCCAGAAGGTTTAAAGGTTCCTCCTGAACCGCCATACATACCGCTAGTTGATCCAGATACTCCAAAATTTTGAACGCCTGTTTTAACGCCGGAAGGAACATTTTTGGCTAATGAATAAGCGCCCCATGCGGCAAGGAACGCCATAAGAACTTCAGGCACTCCAACAGAAAAGGCGGCGGTTTCTGCTGCTGCTGCTTCTGTTGCGGCAGTTCCAACTCTAGTAAATGCAGTTGCTAAAGATCCAAGAGAAGTTAGAAGCGATGCTATTTTAGGAGCAACCCATAGCGTTGCCAAAACCGCAACGATTGCCTTAACAACACCCGTATTATCTTTTACCCATTTATACATTTTTTGCAATGCTGGTATGGCTTTATCTGTAAGCCAAGTTGTAAATTTAATTAAAATTGGAACTAAGTCTGTTCCTACTTGAACTTGAAACGCTTGGAAATTGGCATTAGCAATAGCAATCTTGCCAGATAGTGTGTCACCAAAAGCAGTAGCGGCTCCATGAGCGCGATCCTCAATAGCCTTGAAAATCTGAGCCATTGTTGCGCCTTTAGGGATTGTCTTACCAAGCGCAATACCCAAATCGCCAAGACCTTTAGCCTGACCGATAGAGGCGCGAGCTACAAGAGTTCCCGCTTCAGCAAGAGATATTCCCTTAAATCGAGCAAGATCGGCGGCAACACCTAGAGCATTGAGGGCTATGCGAGGACTACCCGATGCTGCAGTCATTTTAGAAAGAGCATCGTAGGTATCGTTAAGAGTAAAGCCTAAGTTCATCATTGATTTGGCGTGAGAATCAATTTCAGGTTTGGCAATCTTAAAACTTACGCCAGTATTGGTAACTGCCGTTTCTAGGTTGGCTTGGGCTTTTTCTACTTTATCTAATACCGCAATACTAGAAACGCCAAAAGCAGCAAAAACTCCACCAAGTCCAAGTAGAGCAGCGCCAGCATATTTAGAAGCCTTTTGCAGTTGCCCTAAAGAGCCACTAGCAAGAAGCCCATTTTTTTCCATCTTGGAAAGTTCTTTATTGACCTCGCCAAATGTAGCAATAGCCTCAGTAGCTTTAGCCCTGATCTCAAAGAGAACAGGTGGAAAGAACTCTGCCATAGTAGCCTCCTAGAGTGCCAAGTGTTTGCGGATAATGCCAAGTGCTAACGGTCTAAACTTTTCCCAAGCAGGTTTCATATAAGGGAACTTTGTGCCAGTAGGCCAGTTGCCCCCACCGAGTTCAACCCTGCGACCATAGATAATTGTTGGGCCGACTACGGCTGAGTAGGTAGCAAACCCTTCGCGCATCTTCTCGCCTTTAATAGATCGGCGTAAGTTACCTGTGCGGTTCATAGGCGGTTGTCCTGAGATAGCCTTAGTGCCGGGTTCGCGCTTGCCTTTAATCTGCTCTTTAGAGAGTTGAATGAGTTGAGTCATCATCTCATCACGAGCGCCACGAGCGCCATTATCAATTTTAGACATGGCTTTTGTAACACTCTTCATAACTTCAGGAATGTTGTTCTCGATCATTTTCAACCTTCCTGACCATGCCCCAAATCTTGATAATCCAATCAATCATATGAGCGGGTTGTTCGTCTGTTTCTTGCGGAGTCCAACCAAATTCTTTGGCGCAGATAAAGTAAAAATACTCCTCATAAGGGTAATCGTAATTTTCGCTAAGTTGATTACCTTCAATAGCCCACTTTAGGCGTTCAAGTTTCCTAAAGGGCTATCAGGGTTTGCTTGAGTTTCGGGAGTATTAGAGAAATCTGTAAAGATAATAGATTGGGCTTTAGCCGCTTCTACTGCGATTGCATCATAATCAGGCATTGTAAGTTCATCTAGTGAAGCAATATGAATTGATGGGATAATAAGATCAAATGACCATGACTCAACAAGAACGGCGATTAAGCCATCAGTCATAGACATAGCTTGTAAAAAGCCTTCTTGATTGTTAGCCGCAGCAACAATTTTCTTACGGTCTTTTACGCGAAGCGTAGAAGCATCACGCAAAGTTACGGTGTTACCTGATGGGAGCGTAATAATTTTAGACATTGGTTTCCTTCCAACTTGCCTTCGCAATAATAGCCCGACTAGGAGAGGGGAAGGCGGCCTCTCCTAGCGGGATTCTATCGGTTACTGGAATGTTCCGCTTGGGAGTGCGTTCTGAAGCGTGAACTTAACAGGTGAATAGCCAGCAGTTGCGCCAACATCTGTTGTATTTCCAAGACCTTCGATATCTACGGTCACTTCAACATAATCAGCGTTGCGCTCAATAGCGCCAGTTACATAAGCGCCCTTTGAGATAGTGAACTGAACCTGAGTTGCAGTTGCGCCTGTTCCTGTTGAGAAGTTGAAGGTAAGGGCTGGCTGAGTGTTGGTGATGTAGCGAGTAAGTTCTGCATCATCTTGCATAACAAAGGTGATCTTACCCTTAGCAGTTAGAGCGCCAAGGAATACCTGATATGGAGATTGAGTATTAGATAGACCCCAAATAGCCTCTGACTTGCGTGAGAGGTCAAGGGTTCCGGTACGGACATAAGCGATCTGCGATCCACCAACTGTTACTGTTCCAGTCCATACCTGAGTAGGGAGAACTGTTGAGAACGATGGAGCTGGAGCAGTTGTAGTAACTGATGGGAAACCCATAGCCTTGACCGTGTATTCCAACATTCCATCAGCGTTGAATGTAAGACCAAAGTCTGTAATCTGAGCGCCTGGATATTGGCGAGTATTTGCTGAATAGAAGTCTGTGATGGTGAGAGCCTTTGGCTGAGCATCGCCAGTTGTTCCTACGGCGTTCTTAACCGCAATAGCGTGGGTGTAAGGGGCTGATGAACCTGTTGTGGTTACATCGCCAAGTACGCCAGCAATCCAGTAGCCGATTGTGTCTGCAAAGACTGGCCCACCAAAGTCAATGGTTGTGTGACGGCGGCCCTGAACATAGGCGTAGTTCTCAACGAGTGAGCCACGAAGCCCTGTGTCGTAAAGAGGTGCGATTACATCAACAGGCTTAAAACTGTTCATGGTAACTGGCACAAAGTTTGTAGCCGTTACTGGTGTTCCTTTTGTCGTTTCTAGGGCAACGCCTAAATACGACTTAACGGATGGTTGTGCTAGTGCCATTATTCATCTCCTACTGTTGGCTTGGACTTGGTTGGCTTTGATGAAACATTTGCTGCGCTGAAATCTTCAGGCGCTTCAAAGGTGTCACCGGGTTGAACTACTACTGAAATACTTGGGAAAACTCGCTCATCTGAGCCTGTATAAGTGAACTGCATGATTGCTCCTATGCGTTGATTACTTGGGTTACATCAAATCTCACAACTGCCCAAGTTTCGGTAGCAGTACCGTTACTAGACATTGGTTCGCCGTAAGATGTGTTAATGACTGGTTCTGCCGCTTGCCATACAAGTACGCCTGACTTATCGCCAAACTGATGATCTGAGCGAAGGCGGTTCTTGAGGTTATCTATTACTCGGTCAAAGTCAGCCATAGCATCCTCGGCATCATTTTCTAGCGAATGATGGAAGAGCTGAATTGCTACTGAGTAATCAACCTTCTTGATGCCAGTAGCCACACCTGCTGAGGTATATCCACCAAGACCAATACGAGTTTCGGTTTCTGACTCAATAAAGACTACGGCAGCGCAACGGCTTCTCTGAGAAGGTAGGGCATTGACCTCAAAGTTAATACGCTTAGGAAACGAGGTAAAGACCTGATTGATGCCATCTACCTGTGGTGGCTTGATGAAGGTGGCAATAGTATCTCGGGCTTCTTTGCGACCTACTGCCATTATCTGACCCTACGATAAGGGGTAAGGAGTTCTTTAGCGAGCGCAATATCTTCGCCCATCTTATCCTTGCCCGCAACAGTTTGACCTGCGGTATTTGAGATCGCCATAGTCATTGAGGAATCGCCACGAACCTTGAGCATTGCAGTAGTCACCAAGATCGCTGCTTCTTTGACGGCTGGCGGTAGTGCTGAGATTGAAACGCCGGTTCCGTGTGAGTAAGCCAAAGGCGAGGCAAGGGCTACTGTGGAATTGCCGTAGGTGTGGTTGCTGGCGATTGTGACTAACTCTGAGTTGAAGCCGTCATAGATTTGTAGGCTTGAGTTAGCGATAATACCTGTTGGATCTGCGACTACTAGGGTGGATTGCCCTGCGGTTGCGCTTGTAATGGTCGTATTTGCGTATCCAGCAACATACTGAAGATTAACAAACAACTCACGGCGAGGAGTCATTGGCAAGCCGAATTGGAGTGGGCCTTGGGTGGTGTAGTTAAAGCTGAGGTTGCCAATCGGCATAATGATTTGAGAATCCTCAATCCACGCAACGGATGGATCAACGATTGGGTTCATCTGAGAAGTAGGGTTGCCGTAACTGAAAGCAATAACGGCGATAATAGGGTTATAGCGTGGGTGGATACGCAGGGTTCCATCAGAACTCAAGCGACCACGCATATTCTCGGTCTCGGTTGTAGCCGCGAGAACTTGGTTGCAGTAAGTGTCAATCCACGATGAAGCGCGGGCGATCACATTAGAGAGTTCGGCATCCTGCACATCGGGATCTTGAGAGTTGAATACGAGGTTATCAATATCAATAGCGGTAGGGGCGTTCTTGAACTCAGCAAGGGTCAGGTAAGGGGTGGAGAACTTATGTGTTGTGTTGGTATAAGCATTAGCCATTTATTTCTCCGCACTTTGAGCATTTCTTGAAGAATGAACCGAACCCGCAAGCTTTACAAGGAAAACCTACTGCCGAACTATTAGCGATTACGCCGCTTGCGCTCGCTACGCCTAAGCCTTCTGCCTTGAGTTTCTTGACCAGTTTAGGATCGTTGATATGGAGCAATCCATCTTTACCAACAAATTTGCTTTTCTTGCCATTGGGCGTGTTGATTGAAACGCTGGTCATACCCTTTGGTGGAATCATCTTTGTCATTGCTTGCCTCCTTTTATGAGAGAGAGCGCACCTTGCGATGCGCTCTCAATCGTTGTATTACTACGCAGCCTTGATGCCAGAAACTGCACCTGACCATGATGGGCCGTATGAAACGAATGTTCCACGCCAGTAGGTTGATGCTTCGTTCTGCAACTGGATCTTTGGCCAGTTGAGGTATGTGTAATCCTGCACATTGACGGCAGCCCAGAGATTTGAAACTTCTGAGTTTTCGAATGGAAGGACATAAGAAATGATTGGTGCTACGCCCTGTGGCATATAAGGGTGAACTGTAAGATCTACGAGTTTTCCTGTAACTTCATTGTGAAGTGCATCAATCGTTGCTCCACCGACATAAGAGCCAGTTTCGCTCTGAGTGAGGTTCAAACGGTATGCAGATGTTGAACCAGCAGACTTAATTGCATCTGAAAGTTGCTTACGATCTGAACCGTTCATGAAGATCTCATCAGGGTTAGCAAGGTTGTTAGCGTACATTGCTGCAAAAGCAGTCTGGAACTCTACGCCCGGATTGCTTGTTGAGAATGTTGAGTTGATGTTGTTGTTGTAACCAGACTGAGGCCCAAGGACATAAGCCAAGATTCCGTCATAGCCAGCAGCGTATGCAGATGTGTCGTTAGCGTGGTTAGAAGCAACATCGCCAGTTGTAGCAAGAACACCCTGAAGAGTGAACTTGAGAGTAGCGGTGCGACCCTGATAGAACTTTGCAGTATCAGCGGGCTCAGAAGCACCTACGCCAGAGAATACCTTGTATCCGAGAGCGCCAGCGATTGCAGTTGAAACTACAACATCGATAACCTGAGTTGATCCATCTGGAGTTGCAGAAGCAACTGAAGATACAACTGAGTCACCAAATGAACCAGCATCAGAAGTAGCCTTGACCCATACCTTAGTACCAGCAGAGATAGGTGTTTCACCTGTAACGGCAGTACGAGCAGTAGCGGTGATTGTTGGAGCAGCAAGTGCGCCAGAGAAT